AATCTATTTATAGGCATTTTATTCCTTTTCTACAACCACTATATACAATCCGTTCCACCAGTCTTTTTCAGACTCTATTTGATTAAGAACTTTTTTTGTATATAAAACCTTTAGCTTTGATTTAACCAAACCTTCATTTGCCCCAGACACAACGTTTGTCCAATTGGCATCATCAAATATAAGTATAGCAGATTTAGCAAAAGTTGGAGCGTAATATTGAACTGCCCGTGCTGTTGTTTCATGGTCATGTGGACCATCATAAAAGAAAAGATCTATATCTTTAATGTTAGATAAATTTACATTAAATAAATCTGAGTCAGAAATAAAAATTTTATTTTCTTCAGCATACGGTTTAATATTATTAATAAATTCTTGTTTGCTATGTTGATCGGGAGTAGATAAATCATCTCTAGAAGGCTGTGGAGCTTCCTGCCATTTATCAACAAAGTAGGCATTTAGTTTATTACCCTTTAATGCAGCAGAGGCTGTAGCACCCAAATAAGACCCTATTTCAAGGTATCCTGAAGATTCTTTAGCAAGTGCATTTAATAATTGCTGAACTCTATTGCTTGTCAGCCCAGGCAAACCAATATTTAAATCAACATTAACTGAATCAACTAATTGTTGTGTGATCAACATCACTTTATCATTTTGTGGTTGACCATATTTAGCTTTAATAATTTTGTCACAAAAACCGCAATCCCAACAATCAAATTTACAGTTTTTAATCTTATTACGCCATACGTCAATAGGCTTATCTACAAGATTTGTTTCTTCAATAAAATCATTAAACCCGTCAAACAAAATTGGTTCATTATTAGCATATCTTCTTACTATATCCATGGTCTCTCGAAGTCTACTATACGACTCCCGCCCGTGCATTTTAATGACATCAATTCCTAAGTCATCTAAAAATTCTTGCCAGTCTTCTCGCCATGGTGGAAAGTTGGCTGTTTTTAATGCAACTGCCATATCTTGTTTTTCCCACTTAGGGCAAGATACACGACTAATTGGGTCTGTAAAATATTGTGGCCCATCTGTGCGGGTATTATTAAATTGATAATGTTCATCCATCATGATGCAACCGCCATAGCAACTTTCGTTAGCAAGCAATGATAGTTTTATTCCATATTTTTCTTTAGCTTTTTTAAATCTTAAAAGCCTATCACGATCTCGCATTAAATCTCTGTCAAGGTTAACATAATCAAAGCCTGCTTTAGCAAGCTTTTCAATATCTCTTGGCTCAGAAACGTTTCGAAGGATTGTATTTTTTACAAATAGATCAGGAAAGTTCTTTTTTATTTGACCAGTAGCCAACCAATGGGTGTGGGGGATTGTTACAGATCTAATTCCTCTATCATACAGGGGTTTAAAGTTTTCAATCCACAGGTCTAGGTTTTCTTGTGATGGTCTAACCTCAATATTATTAAATACGGCAGAAGCAGTAATACCTAATGACTCTTGTATATACAATGCTAAATCAATTAAATATTTATGGTCTTCTTCTCCGCCAATAAAAATATCTCCCATGGCATCTTGAGTAAATGGTGGGATTCTGCAGGTAAAATAAAAATCATAAATATATGCTTTATATTCTTTAAGAAATTTTAAAAAATCCTCAAGCTGATTTGACTTCAACTTAGGATTTAGTGGTATGCTAAACATTATTTCCTTACAGGTCTATTTTTTCAGTATTCTTATCTGGGTCTTTTTGAACCCCAAAATGATCATTTAATATTGTAGCAGTTTCATCCATATTTGTACAGGCATCAATTTTATCAATCATTTTTTGACGTTTTTCTTTAAGCTCTTCAAGAGATTTCCAATCTAAGCCTTCTCGCAAAGATTCAGGGGTAGAAATAGAAATCAATCCTAAATTATTGTAATATTTATTTAACATGCAATGCATAATAGCTTTTTCAAAAAGATGAGCATAATGCTTATCTTCATCAGTTAAATAATACTTAAACTTGTCTTTATATGGCTCAAGTTTATCTTTATCTAGTTGTTCATACTGAGTAGTTTCTGGTCTTACATTGATATTGCCCACACGCTTCATGCAGAATTTATATGCCAAAGCTACTTTTTCTGAAATAACCATGCAGTCAATCATTGTAATATATGGAAGCAGGCTTTCATCTACCCGACCAACATTATATCCAAATATATTTCCTACATGCTCAATCCATCTATCGGTTTCTTTTGCTGACATAGGCTCATAGATAAAATACATCATTGTTTAAAATCCAATTCGGCAAAATCTTGTTTTGCTTCAAGTTCTAAGCCAAGTTTTTGTGCAACTTTTACTTGTGCTAATTCAATTTGTTGGTTTGTAAGTATTGTTCTTTCTACAGCTACCTCTAATGCTTTTTGCATAACACCTTGAGGTAATTGATGAATAGCTTCCATATTTCCAGAGCTTACTTTACCATAAAACATAATATCGTGAGCTGCTTGAGAACCAAGTCTTACACCCCAAAGCTCTTCCTCTAAACGTTCTTCTTCATCATGATCTCCAAGAACATCTATAATTCTTCTGCCATCTGGCAGTGTGCCATCAGGGGATTCGTTAAATCTTGTGATAAGCATCATAAACTTATCTCTTTCTTGGTAATTCATTGTTAAAATAATTTTACTATTTACAACACCACGAAGTTTTTCTTTAATATTGATATCATGAATCTTTTTTTGAGCGGGAGAATCTGTAGCTTCTTTTAATTCTTCTTCAAGCTCTATTTCAGCTTTTAATTTTTCTACCTTGTATTCAAGAAGGGTAATGTCGTCTTCTCTTGCTTTTAATTCAACCATAAATTGGCGTAATTTACCAAATGGAGTATATTGTGCATTTCCAACAAAATTATCCATTTTAAAAACTGGAGTTCCCCAGTTTCTATTAAGAGCATATTGTAATATTTCTTTTTGTTCTGAGGTATAATTAGAAACGTCAGAGTCTACATTATTTTCGTAATGCAATTTATTTTCCTATCTACTATTTATGCACTATATGCACATTGACCTGAGCTTCTTCCGCCCACGCCTTTTGGCTGCATTGTTGATGAACCTTCATAACCACTATCTGTTGCGTATGTAAAACGCCAAGCTCTATTGTTTTGTGACCCATCATAGCATCCCATCATATATTGATGGTCTTGGCCCATATCAAAGTTTTCTTCGCCACAATTACCTACTGGCTTTGAAACGTTACCAATATTAGTTTCTGTAGAAACCTGCCATCTGCGTAGAGTGTACCCGCCATTATAAGAACCTTCTCCACCTGCATAAAGTTTTGTTAACTTTGAAGAAATACCTTTTTGCTGATCATGAGCACCAACCATACTTGTTGATGATTGTGTTTCTGTAGCAAATGTTAAACGCATTCCAGAAGATGCTGCATCTTCCCAAGTATAGCCATAATTTTCATGATAAAAAGAAGAGTTTCCTCCTCCTTGATATCCTACATAAGAAAGACCTTGGCTAGATAACCAAGAACCAGTCGAAAACTGAAATTTCATAAGTGCATTTGCTGCAGCATTTGCAACACCCCAAGCATATTTTTGTTCCTGGTGCATCATATTACCAACATTTGCAATATTGTATGGGCCTGAAGGTCCTGTAAAACCTGTTTCTGTTGTCATATTAAATCCTGCAACAGCGTTTGAATTTGGCAACCAAGAATTTGATGCTCTTAAAAGATAAGCATTTGTAGCACCTTGCATGCCACCTGGATATGCAGCAGAAGCTGTTAATTGATCGCCAAGTGAAATTGCTGTATCTGTTGCGTGAACCATTCTATTAACGTTACGCCAAGGGGATCCGTTTTGATATCCTGAAAGAATATATCCTTTAGTAATTACTTGACGAAGCAAGAATGGTAATGTTCCTGCTCCCGCTTGAATGGTTGTTTGTGGAAATGGCATTATGACCTCACAAGATCTGGTAGCTTGACTCCTGCCACTGCTAAGGTTGGATATTCTACTGCAAAAGCATCTTTGGAGTCTGTAATATCTCTTAATGCTTGGCGGTAAGCTGTAATTGCATCTTGATCAACTTTTGAAAACTTACCAAGTACATCAGATACCATTAAATAATCTGTAGCCTTAAGAAGATTATCTCTATTGTATCTTACTTTAATCCATTGTGAATCTTGAGCTAATTTTAGCTCGTCTTTTCCTAAATCAATAACTTTATTTGTTCCAACTGCTCTACCATTTACAACATCGTATGAAAAAACAGTTTTTTGCTTTGATGAATCAAAATCTGGTGTAGTAAAGTTTTCTTCTGTTACTACCCAACCATCAAAATCTTCTAGGTGATGTGGTTGAATATCTGCAGGAAAATGTGTTGAAGGATATAACTCTCTTAAAGTTGAATCATTAACAACTTGTACAATTTTATTATCTTTAATTTGTGCGAACATTATCTTGAATCCTTCATTATGACGTTGCCTCTCCAGGTAGCTCCGTTATCATAGGTTACAAAGGTAATTGTATCAATACCTGATGCTGTTAATGTTGGGGCTGTTGCTGAAGGGTATTTAGCATTTGTAAATGTTAAAGTATATGCTCCACCATTTACTAAACTTAATGAACAAGCTACTACACCAGATGATGGGTAGTTTGCAAGAGAAAAAGTTGTATTTCCAGTTAATGTAGCTGTAAAGTCATTAGACTGAGAAAGATCCATAGTAGCAGTACCTGTTACGTTACCTAAATCTAATCTTGTTGTAGCATAGTTTGTTAACAAGACCTTTTGAATGCTTGCTGTATTTACTACAGCGTTTGATATGCTACCGTTTAATATAACATCTAAATTTGGCATTATAGAACTCTCCATCCGTATGTTGCATTTGAATAAACAAAGCGAATTGCCTTGCTGTTTACGTTAAATGTTAAATCAGTAGATGTTCCTTGCATTAAGGAACCATTTCTAGCTACTGTAAATGGGGTTGTTGTGGCAGTTCCCGCAACATCAACAACGGTAACCTCATCACCAATTGAAGGACCTGCAGGTAGAGTAACAATTAATCCAGTTGCTGGGACAACAAAAAGTCTATCTCTTGCAACTGCTGTTGTACTAGTTGTAACAACTTTCCAAGCATTATATGAAGCTGATGCAGCTTGTGCTTGTGCTGTTGCTACACCAGATGTAATGCTTGATGATACTGCTTCTAATGAAGTTACACGGGGTTGTAAATTATTATAAACTGTTAACAAAGAAGCATATCTATTTTGTAAAGTAGCTACCTGTGATCCATTTGCTGTTCCATTAACAACTGAAATAGTTGATGCTCCCGCTGCTGCAACTTGAGAAATACCCGAATTTGTAGCACCAACAACATCATTAACACCTAAAGATGTTCCTAATATTTGAAGTGCTTCTGAGAGATACAAAATATCAACGGCAGAGACTGTGCTTCCCTGTAAAGCCTGTATTTTGCTTTGGATTGTTGTTGTTTGACTTCCAAGCGATGTATAATCTGCCATTTTTTCTCCTTATGCCTGTGCTTCTGTCCAAGATAGACGTGCAAGAATGTTAGCACTTGTCAAACCAAGGTTTGTTGCTGTAACTGTAAGAATATCTGGTCCATTAGGAAATGCTGGCCATGACTGGTTTCCATTACCTGAAAGAATTGATGTTCCAAGGTCTCTAACCTGTGTAAGATCAAATGTAGTAGAGTTATATGATGTTCCGCCACCGTTATCGGTATAGAACGCAAACGCCTGATCTCCACCTGTTACCGTTGTTACTGGGTTAGTAACAGTTGTTCCAACTGTACCAGTATTATCATGGTAAATTACTTGTGCAAGAGAACCTGAACCAACACGTAGCAATTCCCAGTCATTAGGAATTGTTACACCAGTTGGAAATGAAGCTGGGTTATGAAGTCCTTGAATCAAGAATTGTCCCTGTGCAAGTATACCAATAGATAGAAGGTTTAGCTGCATAGTATTAATGATTTCACGAATACCATAATTTCTTCCAATACCATTATCAACTGATGGTGCAATTCTGATAGAAATTAAAGGTCTTGCAACCTGTTGGCTACCGAATGTCTGTGTAACAGTACCATTTGGAGTAACAAGAGAAGATGCAATTGTATTTGTATTTGAAATAGAGTATGTGATATTTTGACCACTTACTCCAGTTACAGTAAATGTTCCATTAAATGTTGATGATTCAGTTACAATTGCAGATGGTGAGTTAACTGCAGTAGAAACTACGTTAACCGCTGCTTTATTGTAAGTAAATGTATTTGTTGTTGGAACAGATTGAATTGTATATGTTCCGTTAAATGTAGTATCAACACCTGCAATAGTTACTGTTTGTCCCGCAATAAGGTTGTGGGCACCAGCTGTTGTAAGTGTTGCAATTGTTGATGTTAGAGCTTTATTTGTAATAATAGCTGTTGTATTAACACCAGATACTGTCATTGAGTATCCCTGTTGTACGTTATTTGTACCAGATACTACAAGTGTTGCTGTTCCACCTGATGCAGACTTTGAAGAAATGTTTGCTGTAACAGAACCAGAACCTGCAATTTGCATAAAGCGTTGCATACCAGCGGTAAAGATAAAGTTCTTATCGTTATCAAAACGACCATCCATAATAACAGATGAACCCCAGTGACTAATTACTGGTGCACAAGTGTTTGTAATGGTTTGTACTGATACCTGAGCGTTTCCTGTACCATTTGCAATAGATGAATCTGGCAAGAAGTTTACAGATGAAGATGTTCCTGTAAGTGTTGTTGCAACACCCGCAATGTAAGTAGTCATAGGTTGTCTGCGGTTAATATTAATTGCATATCCTTGTGCTGTTACATTGTAAGCAGTGTTTGTAATTGTATATGAACAAATCTCTGTGTTTTGATCATCTTTAATAATTAAATAACCTGATGTAGGCCAATATGAAATATCATTAACGTACATAAGAATTTCTGTAGGGTCAAGCTTTGATCCTACAACTCCTGAACCACCAGACACAAGCTTTGCGTTAAAGAATGGTGAGTTAATAGCTTCGTAACGTGCAGGTAAGTTACCTGAACGCATATAAGCTTCAGTATTTACGTTGTTATTAGCCATCTTGTGGCAATAAAGGATATTTCCTTCTGTGGTACGGAAACCAAATCTAATAAATCCTGCACCATACCATGTGTAGTCAATATAGACCATCTGCATCTTTGTTGGATCAAGCTTATATTGAGATGGGCCAGTTCCGTCCATTCTATCAACATTCCACTGTGTTTGTGGAACACGAATTTCTTGAGTTAAAATATAACGTGTATTAGGGTTTGATGTGCCCTTATATGCAGGAGCAATCTTTAGTTGTGTATCACTATTAATTTCAATAACTGTATAGTTTGCACCCTTAATAACAATTTGATTACCAACCAAAAGTTGCTTACGGAAACGTGTTCCTGTTCCTGTTACTACGTTAGAATATTGTGTAACAGCAACTTGTCCGTATAACTCTTTTTTTGAAAAACGACGAACTGCATACATATATTGTCCATCGTACTCAAAAAAGAATCCGTTTTGATCTGTAAAAAGACCACAACGAGTTGCAGCTCCTGTCCATGTTGCTGCTGTAAGCTTTACATCAATACCGCCTGGGGCAGCATCTGTAGCAAGCATATTTTGTGTTAATGTCATTACATAAGTAAGAGAATTTGGTCCAGGAGTGGTTGCAACAGTAAATAATCCATTCCATGGGTTATATGATCCTGCTGTTGTTAAACCTTCAACAAGAACTTGTGCACCTGGCTGTAAACCATGGTCTTGAATTGTAGTTACTGTAACTGTTTGGTTACCTGCAACATAGTTTGCTGCTGAAATGCTATCTACGTCATATGTTGGCGTAAACTTTGAACCTGTTGAAAATTGAATTGCCTTACCTGATTGATAGCGGAAATAACGACGGGTTTGACGAACAACACGAGTACCGCAAACGTTATCTTGTGTTGATAATATTACTCCACCATCAAATGGACGGTGTTGAACATATCCATTTGGCTTTGCATATAAACCTGTTCCAGTTGTTGTAACAGGGTTTGTAATAGTTGTACCTGCCAAAAACTTAAATGTTGATGGGTTTGGAGTAGAAATAATTCTATACTGACCCTGAATTGAACACAAAGCATTTTGGTTACCAATTAAAATTGGTTGACCTGGAAGTAATCCGTGTGCTGTTGGTGTAATAACAGTAATTGTAGAGTTTGCTGCACCATCAGAAAATGCTGTCCATGAGTTTAATCCTGTTGCTGTGGTTCCACCTGGGATATGTGCTGAATCATAGATTCCGCCTCCAGATACGGTTGTTAGTGTACCGTCTTTAATATTACCTGAAACAATTCCTGAAGCTTTATATGCAAATGTATATCCATCAGCAGATACATAAGTTACTGGAAAAGTACCTTCTGCAAGGTTGTTTGTTGATTCTTGAATAGAAATAATATCTCCAACTTGTAAAGATGTTTGTGGGAAAGAAACGTTTACTGTTACTGTTGAAAATGGTGATGCACCGTCTCCTACAATTGATACAGTGTCAAAAGAGTTTCCTCCAGTATTTTTTGAGAAGAAAGATGGGTAGTTTCCTGCAAGAACTAATGCTTCCCACTTAGAACCTTGAATACCATATTCAAAGTCTGTATCAATAAGTGATTGTGGAGCAGCAACACGAAGCTTATTTACTGGATCTAGAAGAGTTTCTGTAAATGTCATTACTTCTGCTTCTTCATCAACGATAATGGCAAGAGAATCTGTTGATGACATTGCACCGCAATTATACTTAAGAACAATTACTGTTTGTGGGTTTGCAGTTGATGCACCAGTAATAGAAAATGATGCTGCATTTAATGTATTATCTGCAAAATTGTAGATTACTGTACCTGCTGTGGTGTTGGTAATCAACATAAGTCTATCTTGTCTTACAATACGTGGAATTGTAATTGTATTCGTTTGTGGGTTAAAGGTATAGTATACCTTTTCAATCATTCTTCTTGCCATTTTATATCTCCTTTAAAATAAGTAGCTGCTTGATGCAAACTTACTTGTTAATTGTGATTGCGTTAAAGTACTTGTATACTTTGGATACCAAATACCCAAATTTAATTGTGCATCTAAAGCATACAACTGCATTGCTGCATATGTTGAGTTTGCTAATGCACTTCCTGAAGGTCCTGTTGGTCCCGCTGGACCTGTAGCACCTTGTGAACCTGTTGGTCCCTTAAGATTTCCTTGCAAAGTCCAAGTTGGTGTAGGACTTGCACTGTATTGAAAATAATCTCCAGTGGTTGTGTTTAGATATGTATCTAAACCATTTGGTGATGCAGGGTTTGAACCAACAACTGGATTTGAAATTCCTGTATATGCATATGATCCACGTTGTCCCGCAACACCTTGAGGACCTTGTGAACCCGCTGCTCCTGCTGGAATTGAAAAATTAAGAATTGCTGCAGATGCTGTTCCAGAATTATTTACTGATGCATTTTGTCCTGCTGCTAAAGTTGTTACTGTTCCAACTGCTATTGTTGCTGACGAACCCGCTGGACCTGTTGCACCTGTAGGGCCTTGAGCACCAGGTCTTGAACCTGCTACTACTTGCCAAGCACTTCCGTCCCAATACTTTAATGACATTTCATCACACCCCTATTTAGAAATTATACCACCATAAACTTAAAAACGTAATTTAAAACAGTCCAGAACCCATCCATAATAAGGCATTATTTGCCTCTTGTTCTGTGTCAACAATATATGTATATTCAGCTGTTTGATTTAATGAATAAAGTAAAGCATTTGCGTCAGAAAGAGCTGTTAGTCCAATCCAACTTTCATTATAAGCATAGTAAGCTTTGCCGTATTGTTGTTCAACAACAATTAATCCTGGATTATTAGTTGCTGAAGGAAAATCATCTTTTGTATTATAAATCTGTGCATATTGTGATAAATTTTGTGTATCAGTTGGATCTGCCCAAAATTCATAAAGCTGGGGATCTGGAGAAGCATTTGAAACAGTTATATCATTGTTAGTTGCTAAATCTGGACTTACCCAATATTGACCAGTATATGGATTTGTAGGTGCTGTTGAATTTCTATAAAATAAATCACCACCATAATCAGATGGATCTGCCCAAAATTGATATTGTGTTGCATCTGGTGCAGTTGTTCCTTGATATAAGAAATATGGAATGTTAGCAGCATCATCTGTAACAATCCACATATCTCCAACTAATGGATTATTTGGAAGATGATTAGATGTACCTACAACAAAATATTGATTATTAACAATTGATGAACCAGTGTAATCAACAAATAATTGAGCTATTCCGCCACCACCACTTGAACCAGAACCTAAGTCTGACCATGTGGTGTTATTGTAGCCTCTAAATTTATTTAATGTTGTATTAAAATAAACTTGACCAGTTTTTCCAACTTGTGGATCAGCTGCTAATTTAGCTACTTGTAAAGCTGTTAAAAATGACTTAGCCAAGTAAGCCTCCTATTTATCCAGTGATTACAACGTTGTATAAAATTCCATTTGCAGGAGCTGAAGCAAATCCTACAGTTACTGTATTTGTATCTGTATGTGTTAAATCTGTTTCAACTTCTGACCATTGTGTGTCTGGCGATGCTGAAGCTTGATAAATTGCAACTGTTACATCTCTTGTTCCAAGGTTATGTAATACTGCAAAGCTTGAAGCAGAACCATTACCTGTAATTGTAGCAGATACTTTTTGAATACCGTATGCTCTTGCTCCACCTGAAACACCTGTGGCTGTTTGAGTTACAGTATCTGATGCAAATGTAAGGTTGTTGCTAGAAATTGTTAGTCCAGCACCTGTGTTAACCTTTAATCCATAAGCACCTGTTGAAATAGCACCTGCAGAATTTAACTTAACTTGAAGTGTTCCGTTATTTACAGAAAGACCTGAAGGGTTATGTGTATCTGAAGAAGCAGATGTATCTGAAGCATTTCCAAGATTTACTGCAATTTGAAGGCCTGTTACAGAAAGACCAGCTCCTGCTGTTACTGTTCCTGAACCCGAGAACTGTGTCCAACCAATTATATCTGTTCCGATAATGATTGTTTGCTTTGTTCCAGTTCCTTGTGTATTAAGTGTCCAACCTGTATTATTTTGTGTTGGAGTAACTGTGTATTCACCGTTGTTAACAGCTACAAATACAAGATCTCCTGGAGATACTTGTCCCGCAATGTGGTTATCTGAGTCAATTGCACGAGTAAGTACCCACTTGGTGCTTACAGAACCTGTTTGCGTTACAACGTAAATACCATTTTGTGTAGCAGAAGTTTGATTCTTAATAAGAACTCTGTCATATTGATCTGGAGTGTAATTATCAAGAACAAAGACACCATTATTAGCAGGTGTAAGTGTTGCACCTACACCAGTTCCACCATCAGCACCAGTTGTTCCTGGTGTATAGCTTACTGTGCCCCATGTTCCTAATGTTGTAAGGTCTGTTGTAGAAGCAGCTTCAACAGAATCATGTGAATTAAATCCTGAAGCAGTATTATCAACATATTGCTTTGTTGCAACTTGTAGTGCTTGTGTTGGATCTGAAGCTACTGTTACTTGAGCAAATGTAGGTGTTGCTGTGGTGCGAATATCTTGAACTGTATCAAGAGCAATTGTTCCGCTACCATTTGTAATTGTTACACCTTGTGTTGTTCCTTGTGAAAGTGTAGCAACAGCATATGTTCCGTCAGACTTACCAATTAATAGCTTGCCAGCGGTTGGTGTTGTTGAAGTTCCAGTACCACCTTGACCAACTGAAAGTGCTGTAGTCAAACCTGAAAGGCTTGTAATGCTTGAGTTGGCACCTGATTCAGCTGCACCTAAGTTAGTACGTGCACCTGCTGCAGTTGTTGCTCCAGTACCACCATTTGAAACGCTAAGAGCATTTGTTAATGAAAGTGTTGGAATTGTTACTGTGCCAGTAAATGTTGGTGAAGCAAGTCTTGCAATTGAAGAAGGAATATCAGAATCTGCAAGAACTCTAAATGTTGGTGCTGCAGGAGAACCTGTTGAAGGACCAGCAAAGATAAAGTTAGCATTTTGATTTGATAGTGTTGCTGAAAGTGTTCCAGTGGTTGTTACTGGTGATCCGCTAACTGCAAAAATTGATGGGAGTGACAAAGCAACGCTGGTAACACCAGTGTTAGCAATTGTAATTGAATCTCCAAGATTAACAGTTAATGGAGTTGTTGATCCATTAAGTGAAATTCCAGTTCCCGAGTTAATTGTAATTTTTGAATTTGAAAGAGCTGAATTTGGAATAGATACAGCAGTGTTATTGCCAGTAGGGCCAAAATCAAGAGTTTTATTTGTTAATGTTTGTGTAGAGTCAAGATCTGCAATTGTATGTTGTGCACCGCTATAGTATGCATTAAGACCTGTTGCCTTTAACCAAATATCACCTGCTGCAGGTGATGTGGGATTTACTCCAATTGGAATATTTAATGAAGCTCCTGCTGTAGTTGAAGCAGCAAGTGTTGTTGTACCAGCGGTTACTGAGAGTCCGTTACCTACTGTTAAGCTTGTTGTGGTGTTTAAAGAACCTGGGACTGTAATTGCTGATGGGAGTGAAAGTGTAATTGTTCCAGCATTGTTTGTTACAGTAATTTGATTTGAGGTTCCAGCAACTGTTACCGCACCAGTAAATCCATTAATTGTATTAACGGTTAGATCTGTTGTATTGACTTCTTTCCAAGCATATACTGCTGGTAAGGTTGGGTAGTTAGTTACTACTGAAACGTATAGAGCACCTCTATTGCTACGTGCCGTAGTATCAAAGTATACTTGACCTGCATTGTAGATTGTTGGTGCAGATGAAGCGGGATGCATCGTAGCATTTAATAGCTGATTTCCCTTAAGATTAATATTAGTTAAAAATGTTTTTGCCATGTGTTGTTACACTCCCTTTTTTTGATTATGATATATACGCATAGCCAGATACAGGTGTATTGAAATCTAATTCAATAGTGTTTGCATCTACTTGAGTAATATCACATTCTAGATTATTTCTTCCGTAATCCGTTACTTGCACATTTGGACGATAGTGTAAGTTATGGGTTACATACCACGTACTGCTATTTGATTGTTGTTCATGAACATAAGAATAGTTTTGAGGGTTTACAAGAACTTGTCCAGCATTCCACCCTGTATTTGTTTTTGTATAAATAGTATTTGTTGTTGAGTTGATGTAAGAATCGCCAGGATAACCTAAATTAATTGAAGGAGCTGTTGTTCCAACAAATAGTTGTTGTCCACCAATTAAAAAATTAAATGAACCCCATCCAGTTGATGTTTTAGGTCCATAAAATTGTTTTGATATTTCATCAATATAGTAATCACCAATAACGCCAAGTGTTGTAGATGGTGTTCCACTACCTTTATAGATAATGCTACCTCTAGGTCCTTGTACGCCAGTTGTAGAAATGTTTGCTATGTTATCTTGTCTAATAACTGTTACATTTTCTGACATTAGTTAATCACCCCTGGATCTACCAATAACCAACCATTTAAGATTGTTTGGCTAATTCCTCCATTGCTTGTCAATTGAAGTTGATAAGCACTTCTTGGTAAAACAAACTTTCTGGTTTTATCTGGTGTAAGGTTTACGTTGATAACTCCTGCATGCAGGTCTGGAATTGATATTCCGTCACCAAGATCTCCTGTAGCACAAAGAATTTTGCCACCTGGTTTGTCTCTTACTTCAATATGTGCGGTATAACCAGTCAAATCAATTGGGTTTTCATTTGAATCTGTATACGTAATAGTCAAAGTGAATGAATCACCTTGAATTACGTTGTAGTTAACTTCTTTTAGATTCACTGACACACCTCTATATTAAAGTATTTCAGTATTGATTATATCAGTTTAATTTATAAAATCATAGAAAAACCCCGTCCACTAGTGACGGGGTATGTAATCTAATTATACTAGTTTTTGCCAATATCTACAATCTCACACTCACCAGAAACACATGCTAATGCCTGAGTCCCCGTGGTTGTGTCTTCAAGCTCATACATAGATAATGCTGCCCAATTGATTGTATCTGGCATTTTTAAAACAAGCTCATCATAAGCATCTTTTTCAATTTCTTGATAAGGTGCTTGAACATAAGTGTGTTCTGAGTATGGCAAGAATGAAATTCCTGAAACTTCTTCAAAATGCTTATAAACCCAAGCTCCAACTTCCATCCACTCATCTTCTCTAACAGAAACAGTGATTGAAGGCTTATGTTCGCACCAATGGCGTTGATATACAAGCCAAATATCTAATTGTTCAATTGCATTTAACTTATCTCTTGTAATTGCATTTTTAGGTGCCTTTACTGGAAATGAAAATACTGAAGTTTGATCTGGACGCATAACATCATCTTCTGTAGGAATTCCAGAGTCTTTTAAGAATTGAGTAATTGGATCTTTTTTGTCTCCTCTTACTGTTCTAATATAGTAATCTGAATGCCACGGATGCATTCCTGAACTAACCCCGACCAATTGGGACACTGTGCCTGATGGCTTTACACATGTTACTGCTGCTGAGGCGGGAATCCCAATTTTCTCTGCCTCTTCAATATTAATCTGCACAGCATACTCACGAAGTCTATCTAATGTTGTAGCAAGCTTATCTAAACCTTCTTGTCCTGAAAAGAACTTATGCCCAAATTGACCTGTTAATGAGACTCCAAGTAAACGCTCTTCTTCTGTGTTGTCTTTCCAGATTTTACGAATGTATTTAAAATCTGTAAGAGTTGATTGCCATGTTCCAAGAATTGAAGCAAGGCGAACTTTATTTGCAACATCTTCAGGTGTGTCTTTTTCACGAAGTACGACTTCTGAAAGGTTACAAAACTGATAAGGACGTAAGATAATTTCTGAACACGGGTTAGTTCCATAGTGAATATCCGCACTTCTTCTTCCGTACTTTGCTGCTTGGGCTTGGGCTGCTGCCACATTGTAGATACCTCTTTCGCCCGACTTTGAATCATATAAAGATTTCCATTCTGCTATAAACTGAGCCATCTCTGGTTTGCGGGAATATGCAACAGAGTTATTTGATAAAGCACGTTGACCATTTGACTCCCACCAATTACCAGCTTTAGCTGCAGCCATTTCAATATCATTAATATTTGAAAGTGAAATCATTGCAGAACGACGCACTCCGCCAACTACAACAACTTCTCCAATTTTACACATAATGTCATGTGCTTCAATTGGCTTAAGGTTTCTTCCTAATGCACCCTTAAATACTTGAACAGTAAAATCAAAAAGATTAACTAGTGGTTGTGGCCCAGATGATCTACCGCCCATTGTCTTAAGACGTGCTCCTGCAGGTCTTACTTTGCTTACATCAATTTGTGGAATTTGTCCTGCCCAAAGCAATGATAAGAATTCACGATATGCTTTTGCCCAACCTTCTTTAGAATCTCCAACAGAAACAACAGTATTTGATTTTTCTAATGTTTCAGGAAGTACGGGAAGTTTATTAATGTACTTATACTCAACAGAAAATCCAACACCTGTACCACACATAAGAATATACATTGCTTCGTCAAATGAACGAGCATTATCTACTGGAAGAAATGCACAATTGTAGCCAGATACGTTTTCTCTTTCTAATGCAGGTCCTGCAGTCATTACAGAACGCATTGATGGCATTACATTGCGATTAAATACTGCATCTCTTAGTTCTGCAAGAATTTTATCATCTGGAACATATCCGTGCTTTTCACGCAATTGAATAACCATAAATTTAAAATAACGGTCTACAGTTTCTCCCCATGTCTCACGACGATTTTCACTTTCTAGCCATCTCGCATATCGAGATAGTGCAATAAAGTTTTCATATGGGTTTTCAATTGTGTTAGACATGTATTCTCCTTTAAAAAATAATAGACCTTAAGTGTACCATAGAATTTTTCTAAAAATACTGCTTCTCAATATCTTTCAATCTTTGTATAGCTGGTTTAGAAACTTTTTCCCAGTTATAATCTTTGTGAATTAAAAAAGCATTTTTGTAAGCTAGCTCACAATACTTATCATAATTTTTTGCAACATCTTTCATGTAAAATTTTAACTGATCTTTATTTGGTTTTAACATTTTTCCAGGATGAGTCTCAACCCAAGGTGAAGAGTGCCATTCTGAATCTAAAGGCATTGTTATATATCTTGCATACGTTGCCCAACCGCTTGTACATATAGTAGGCATACCAGAACCCATTGCTTGTAATGGATTAAATCCAAATCCCTCACCCCATGAAGGGTAAACAAAAACATCACACAAGTCGTATAATCCTTTCATCTGCTCTACAGACAAATAAGATTCTATAATTTTGATGTTTTTATAAAAAGCATTTGGTGAACCTAATACAGCCCTTGTTTCAGGGTCAATAATTTTTGTTGTGTTTAAATTACTGCATTTAATTACTAATTCGTAGTTTGGATTATCTCCATACAGCTCTACAAAAGAATCCACAACAGATTGTGCGTCTTTTCTTACTGCTGGTTCTCCAATATGTAAAAATCTAAATGGGCGGGATGGATCAATAGAGCGTTTCCTAGGAATCCATTCATCTTCTATACCATGCTCATATACAAAGATAGGGGTTGTAGTATGTTTACTAAATATTTCAGCACACCATTGAGATGTTGTCCACACTTCATTACATACTTTATTAAAGATATGATCCCATCCTGCATATAGCTCTGTTGATTCCCACGGAGTATAACCAATTTTAAATTGATTCATGCCAAACTTGTATCTATGTGGTTGATCAAAAGCTATACCAATATTTGGTTCTGCTGAATTTATTAAACATTCAATATCATTATTTTTAAATTGATTTGCAATATGTACTGATGCTTCACCATAACCAACGTTACGATCCATAAATTCTGGAGCACCAGTTAATGAGATTTTGAGCACAAATTGTCCATTCGACTTGTTTTTCCTAGTATATCATGATACGATTGATATTACTACTCTTTCCCTAGGAGGTTCAAAATGAACAATGAGAACAAAGCAAGGAATAGAATAAAGACAGTGTGGACTATGATATGTGTGATGATTATCACATTATTATTTGGAGTAAATTCTGAAGCACACGCTCTTACAGCACAAACAGTGGTGTATAATAAATATATATTATATATTAATAAATATACTAATTTAGTTAATATTAAGAATATAATTAATATAGATATAAGTAAAGAGAAATCCAGTAATACAGTTTATTTAGTTAATGATCTGTCTTCTGGAAAAACTTTTCAAATGCCCGCATATAGCTTAATGCTAAATTTAAAACAAAGAGTAGATCAAAGGGTAATAATCTCAAGACTAGCGAATGCCATCAAATCCCAGGAAACTGGGGGAGTAAACGCATATTATCGCAAGTCTTATTCCAGTCAAGCATGTGGTGCTTACCAGTACATGACGGAGACATGGGATAACTTTATGGGCTATAAGACAGCCTGCCTAGCACCTGAATGGGTGCAGGATGCAAGAATCATCCATGAACTTCAATTTAATTATGGAAGATTTCATGATTGGAGAAAAGCAGTGGCAGCACACTTATACCCTGCAAGGGCAAACAATATGAACTCTTGGAACAAGCCAGTTCCAGGCAATCCTACTGTTTACCAATATGTCACATCTGTATTTCAGAAGGCGAACATAGCTTACTGATGAGAATTCAAGTATTTTCACAGTATTACAACTTAGGGCAGGCGGGACGGGTAAAACCTCTCGCCTGTCCTATGCATTTAGAAGATCCTGATGTAATATTTCCTTTAATTCATAAAGATGAAAATGATAAGGTTGTGTTACAATGTTTAGCATGTGGTTATAAGAACGTTGCTGGACAACAACTTTATGAAAACATTATTGAGCAAATTAAGAAGATAGAAAATGAGTGAGCCGAAAGCAGGAAAATGGACTTTTTACCTATAGTTGAAGGAAGATCCTGTGGAGACTGCACAAAGTGCTGTGAAGGCTTTTTAAAGGCTGATATAACCCTAAAAGACGGTACCCCTACGGTATCTATGGGAATGGAAGGCCCTAAAAGAACAATTTGCAGATTTGTAGAAGAAGGTGTGGGTTGTAAGGCGTACGAAGTACGTCCTGATAATCCTTGTAGAATATTTAAATGCGATTGGCTGACAAATCCTGATATGCCAGAATCTTTTAAGCCCTCAAGAAGTAACGCTATATTTACAACACGGACTGTACACGGAGTTGAATATACAAAACTGATTGAGGCGGGACGGAAACTGGATTCAGAAGTCCTATCTTGGGCATTTGAATACTATATGGCACAAGGTTCCAATTTCTCGTGGAATGTCCTCGAAAATATCTTCTGGCTCGGATCAGAGGAGTTTAACAATATGATGGATAAAGATTATCCTGCGTTAGATAGTGGTCATGGCAAAGATCAAGATTGAACGAGCTTATATTGAGGCGGACGAAAAGGAACAAGATAAATTTTCTATAATGATCGAGATAAAGCGAGATAGAGAATATATACTTGTTGGTACGGTTCCCTTAAATAATCCCAAGTCTTGGCTATTTACGATAAATAACGAAGATGGCGATTTGGTGATTAATAATTCGGCGGGAATGGAAGCCAAAAAGTGGGATTATATAACAAAGGAGATATTAGGTGGGTAATTTAGGCGATGAACTCAATGATAGAGATATAATCGAGATACTTTCCAATATGAGAGAGCTATTAGGGGCTATATTTATACAATCCCAGAGGAATTATGATATGTTATCTATTATTGCAGATAAGTTAGGTGCTGATGCAAAAGGTCTATTTGCTATGCACGAATCTGGAGAGATTCTTGCTCCCGCCCCATCATTTATTTTTGAAGAGGATGAAGAAAATGTCGAAAACTAGATTTAGTGATATTGCTAAGCAGATACACTTTCGTGATCTGCCTCGTTTTCAGAAGACCTCATCTTTTGAACGCATGATAAACAGTATCTTAAAATTTCTCCGTGTGAGATAGTAGAAAATCTAGCTTTTACATATCCACACTTGTCACACTTAGGCATTTCTTGCGATAAAGTCATCTAAAATAGCCTCCGTTGCTGTTAATCCAAATCTTGTAGCTCCCGCTTCATAAAATTCTAAGACAGAATCCAATGTTCTTATCTTTCCTGCAGCTTTTACTGCAACTTTTTCAGAAACTGACTCTCTCATGAGCTTAACATGCTCAATTTTAGCACCTTCAGGAGCATATCCTGTTGAAGTTTTCACAAAATTAGCTCCAGCTTGCTCAGATAACCAGCATCCTTGCTCAATTTCTTCATTTGTAAGGTATGCAGTCTCTAAAATTACCTTTAATGGTCTAGATTCTGCGTATTTTTTGACTAATTCTATCTCTTTTACGACATTATCGTAATTTTTTGACTTTAAAGCTCCAATATTAAGCACCATGTCAATTTCATCTACCTGTTGCATAGCTGCAATTTGAGTTTCTAAACCCTTAACTTCAGGTAGAGAGTATCCAAATGGAAATCCTACAACTGTTGCTACCTTTAAAGAGCTAGATGTTGTTAATTCTTTAGCAAATGATACATGTGTAGGTCTTACCATGACAGAATATACGCCATAGCGTAGTGCTAAATTGATCCCCTCCGCCACTTCATAATCTGTTAAGTTTGGTTGAAGCAATGAATGGTCAATCATATTTGCTAGATCGCTATATTTCAAATCATATCCTTAAGTTTGATAGAGTAGGCAATACCTGCTCTTGGTTCTTCTAATGTTTCTACTCCATGCTTTATACCTATAGGAAGAAAAATTACATCCCCAGGTTCCATAAAATAGTTTTCTTCTTTACCATCTAAATCTATTGTTGTCCATTTGGTTTTTCCAACACAATTCCAGTGTATTTGTTCACACCCGTCCTCATGTAACCAAAGTCCTCCAGCTCTTCCTAATGTAGTAGACATTATGTGAGCAGGTTCATCCCATAACCTATCTCCCCAAACTTCCAATAATGCATTTCTGAAAGTATTGAATTCAGGAATCTTTACCATATTAGGTGATCCTTCTATTTCGTATGTTATAGAGAAGTCAGGATTATCCCATCTTGTAGGTCTTGTTTTATTACCCTCATGTCTTTGATAAACAAAGTGATCCCAGGTCAAAGTATTTGGAAAGGCATTCTTCCAAAATTTTATTTTGTCCCCGTGCATTACTTCTTTAAATTCTTCTACAAAGCTCATACCTTATTATAACAGGCAAAATCAGATTTGACCAAAATGTTAATGGCCAAATTTTTTGTATGATACAGATTTTGAAACGCAAAATAAAAAAGAAGTAGTGCGCCCATAATGTCCGATTTGTATGCATTACTCATCAGTAATGTGATGTAACTCACACAAATAATGTAACAAATGTCCGTTTTGCGACTTGAAAATGTCAGTGGGGTGTGTTATAGTTACACTATAAGAAATTAACAAAGGTTGTTAGTTTAACTTAAAAGAAAGGTGGTTCTAAAATGAACTACACTAATTACTATAATGAAATCCGTTCTGATATTGCTAAAGAGTTTGGCTTAGAGGCTGGCGGTTATGCTCCCCGCCCTAAGTTAATGCCTATCACTATCGCTCAGCGTATTAACGCTAAGTATCCTAGTGAGTTTGGTTCTCGTAACCTTAACCCTAAAGCGGTTCTAATCGCTAAGCGTTATCACGCTCTGTTTGTGGCATAAGTCACATTCAGGACACGGCGTGTCGGGTTGATAATGTCAGCCCTATGTGCTAGACTAGCGTCATCAAATTAAATAAAGAAAAATCCTGTGAGCCTCTAGCAATAGAGCAAATAATCAGGCAAGGACAGAGGTTAGAAATACTAACCAAATGAAAGAAAGGTTAATCTAATGACATACTCATTTGATAACACTAATACAGACCGCTGGTCAGAACTAGCGGACGAATACCAATCTATGATGGATACACTAGATAACGAAAGTCTAGAGAGTGTATTTATTCCCGTTGCTTCATTTGATGTAGATGAGGTGCTCTAGTGGTAATCCTAACTTATATAATCCGCATACTAATGCTAATAGGTTTGACAGTATCCATACCCCTGCTATATGCTATGGGTAAAGATGTAATGACTTGGGGGAAAGATGAGAACTAGAATAATCCTACTAGCCACCGCCCTAGTGCTAGTGCCTACAATGGCACAGGCTAAGGTTCATCATACTACAAACAAATATACATACACACACCACCGCCACCAGCGGATCTATTGCCCATATCAGGGCTGTAAAAAATCTTTCTCTAGTTATACTTCGACACTAGGCAACTAATGTCAGTGGTATCTGGTAGAATATCTCTAACAACAACAAACAGAAAAGGAAATAAATAAATGACAGTAGCAAACAAGACATATCAGGTAGGCGATTTATTCACTACACAAAAGTCAGGTATCACAGGCGTAATCAAGGCTATTGAACCAAAGGACGCAAATCGCACACTCGTGCTTCTTGATGTTGATGGTGAGGAACGCTTCACCACAGTAACTTTCTAAATTAGAAACGAAACAGGGACAGTTTTGAGAGTGTTCTCGTCCAATGTCGTAAGTAAGAACTCTCACCCAACAAAACCCAACAAATGAAAGGAAAACTATAAATGACACTACAAGGATACACTTATCAAATCGGAGACTTGTTCACAACAAGCAAAACAGGCGTAACAGGTCGCATTGCTTCTTTCTCCCCGATTTCTCAAAAGGTAACTCGTGTTAATTTAGTATTAGCAAACGGCTCTCGTCGCTTCGCTATGGTAAAGACAACAAAGTAAAAATAAAATAAGTTTAGGCGGGACTGCACACTAATAACGACACTCTCGCCTAATTCACAAAACACGAAAGGAAAACTAATTATGTCAATGTCTCGCAAAGACTATGTAACAACAGCAGATATTCTAAACTCTTATGGTGATGAAATTCGTCGAGATGTTTTTGAAGATTTGGTTCACGACTTTTCACAAATGTTTGCAGAGGATAACGAAAGATTTGACTCTGACAGATTTTTTGAAGAGTGTTTTAAAAATCTAAAAGAATAAAAAAAGAGCTGGGCATCTCTTAAAACTGCCCCGCATTTTTATTCATGATGCTGTATAGATATGCATCCGAACATTTGTTCGATTTTGATCGACGCACTCGGGCGTGTTGTATGTGATTAAGGACACACTATTTATGCGTCCAAATATTGAGACTACTCGCCAGTATACTAGACAGTAGCGATTTTATGTGTTATAATTCCATTATAAAGAAAGTTGAGAAAGGTTCTCAAACTAGAAAGGAGTCAATATGACTCAATTAACAGAAACACTATTTTCTACAATAGTTCACGAATACCACAATGGTGGTGTTAAATCATCTTATAACTTAGACGCTTACACTCGTAGAGCGTTACTTAAGTTCTTATTCTCTAGTGCTAATGATAAGTGCTATTGTGTGAGGTGCTTATAATGACAATTAAAATTGGTGGGCTAGGGCAAGAAATCTCTTGCTATTGCCCCGTATGCTCTCGTAAAATGACCCATATGTGTATTGCTACACTAGGAACGGGTCGCACAATTCGCTATGCGTGGGAATGCCAGCCTTGCGAATTATCTCTTAAATCAGATAAAGATGGCAATGCTCATCTACTAACAGAATTGGAATTGTATAAATAATGATGACCCGTAAAGACTATGTGGCTATTGCTCAAATTATAAATAATTATTTTGATAAGGCAGATCAACACGATGCACTTGTTGCAAATGTGCACGATTTTTTAATTGACCCGTTCATTGATTTGTTTGCAAATGATAATCCTAATTTTGATAAAGAGCGTTTTTGGGAGGCTTGTACAAATGGATAAAGATATTTTTGGTTTTGCAGATGCAATTAAATTAGACCATCTTAATCTTGAACAATTAAAAGAATTAGAAAAGATTTTAGATAAAATAAAATAAAAAAGATTTGCAGTTGATAAAGCTGCAAATTTTTGATCGACACGCTCGGGCGTGTCGTGTCAAGTCAACACGCCGTTACGGCGATGTGTTTTTTATCACATTTGCCACGCTCCATATATTG